TGAGAAATTTAAAAAAATAAACCAAACAAAAAAAAAAATGAAAATCATTTTCAAAATAACGCTCCTAAAAAAAAAAAAAAGGTTATTAAAAAAAATAATAGTAAACAAACAAGTATAATTGGAAATCTAATTAAACAAACAAAATCTAATAGTATAAAAAAAGAAAATGAAAAAAATAAAATCAAAAAATATTTGGATAATAACAGATAAACTATGTTGCGAATTTTTGAGTCCAATGTTTTGCCGTTAATCTATATTTTGCATTATCTTCTTTGAATAACTTTGCGATTGATGGGACTAATGGATCATCCGGATTGGGGTCCGTTAAAAGTGAGCATATAGATAATAAAACCTTACCAATAGTTAATGCTGGACTCCAATTATTTTTTAAAATATCCAAACATATACCACCCCCACTATTAATATTTGGATGATATATTTTAGTTTTGAAAATTATATTTGGTGGTTTAAATGGATATTCTTTAGGAAAGGAGATTTCCAAAAAAAATACACCATTTTGATATGGACTATCATTAGGTCCTAATATCGTTGCTTGCCATTTAAATAAATCATTTTCAATAGGACCAGCACTGCAATTTAATAAAGGGTTTTTTTTCAATTCTTCAAGCTCGTTATTAATTCTTCTCAAAGACATATTTTGAATGATTTTTATTATAAATTATAATTATTTAAAATCATTCAAATTTTTTTTTTTTATTTGAATATAATAATGATAAATTTGACATTGCCTTTTATATCTGCAATTACATTAGGATTTATAAATGCAACTCTTCAATTTGGGGATAAAATTTTATTTTTAATTTTATCATATCGAGAAGTATTGACTTTAAAATTTTTATTCGCTATCATTCCATTTATTATTATAATATTTTACATAATTATTTCAAAGACTTACAAATCATCCAAATTTAATAGAAAAATTATATTCTTTAATGGATTACAAATGTTTATAGGATTTGGTACAGTTTTATTTAGTTATTTTCTAATCCAACAATATGAACCAGGATTGATTGTTCCTATCAGTCTATCATCAATTATCATTTCCTCACAAATTATAAATTCATATTTTTATAACTACAAAATGACTTTTAAACAATATATTTGTATATTCGTAATAGGTATATGTGTCTTTATTTTATCTCATGAAAGTTACAAACAAAAAAAAATATTTCATTATACTAATATTACTGAATACTTAAAGAAATAAATCCTATATCAATCTAATGGATCACAATCTTAGCGATCTCAAAAAAGATGAATTATTAAAATATTGTAAACAAAACAAAATTAAACAATATTCTAATAAATCAAAACAAGAACTGATTAATCATATACAAAATTATTCAACGTTTCAAACAGACAAATCTAATAATATCAAAACCAATCAAATAAATTATATACCTATCAATCTTAATCCACAACAAAAAGAAATTGTCTATTCCCCACTCAACCAAAATATTCGAATCCTTGCATGTGCTGGATCAGGTAAAACTACAACTCTAATTCATAGAATTAGATATCTTATAGATCAAAATATAAATCCCGATCATATTCTTATCACCACTTTCAATATTGACGCTTCAAACTCAATCAAACAAAAAATATCCACACTCATTCAATCCAAAATTCCATATATTGGAACTATCGATCATATTTCAAAAAGATTCTTTTATAAATACAAAATTGATACATCCTTAAATTTCCTTGGCGTTTCCGAATATTCACTCAAATTATTAGAATTTCTAAAAAATAAAGAAATCTCAAAACCACTATTGAACCAATATAAATATATTTTTTTTGATGAATTCCAAGATATAAACAATGTTCAATTCCAAATCCTAAAACAATTCTATAATAATGGATCCTATATAACCGTAATTGGTGACGATGCACAAAATATTTATAGCTTTCGCAACTCTAATATAGATTTTATTCTTAATTTAGAAAAATATTTTGATCATCTCACCACTTATTCTCTTACTTACAACTATAGATCTACAAAAGAAATTATAGATTTTGCAAATTATTCTATCTCATATAATAATGATCAAATTAAAAAACAAATGATTCCCATACGAAAAAAACAATCCACAAAACCAATTATTAAATATTATTCTAATCTTAAACAGCAAAATATTGAAATTATCAAAATTATTTCCGATTTACACTTTAAAAAAAATATAAATTTTGAAGATATCGCAATTCTTTCTCGCAATAATTATTCACTCAAAATTTTAGAAGAACAAATCGAAGAACACAATCTCCATAATCCCGAAAATAAAATAAATTATATTGCACTTATCTCAAACTCTTCTTCAGATAAAAAACCCAAAATACAAAATCAACATCTTACTCTAACAACCATCCATAAATCAAAAGGTTTAGAATGGAAGGTCATCTTCCTAATCTCATGCGAAGATAAATATTTTCCTTCTCAAATTGATAAAATATCTATTCAAGAAGAACGAAGACTTTTTTATGTTGCCATTACACGACCCAAAAATATATTATATATATCATTCACATCTAATCATGTATCCAGATTTATTCACGAAATTGATTCAAATTTATACAATTTCTTAAACTTTAATCAATCTTTTTTTCAATACGATCATAAAAGAAATCAAAAATTTATAAATTCAGTCACCGAAATTATAGATATACTAAATGAAGAACATCTTCATCAACTTAGAGAACTTAATATTTTACAAAATTTTAAAATAAATGAACAAAAACTTCATAACTCTCATAATTATCACGAAAATATTAATAAATTTTATCTTCATTCAGATTATGGTAACTTTATAGATAGATATATTTCACGACTCATTGGAGAATATAATCCAAAATCTCAAGGATTAAAAGACCAAATCGCCGAAATAGTTATCGCAGCTGTTAATCTCGATAGACATCATTTTAAAATTTATCAAAAATATAAACAAAATTTTATTCATAATATTCATCTTATAAAACCATCCACAAAATCAAATCATTATTTATCTATTCTTTCAAGTAATGAAAAAAAAAATCACATCTCTCCTATCATTCTCCAAGATTCCTATTATATTCATACAATCATCACTTTACTTTTGGAAACTTCCCAAAAATATGAAATTCCTATAGATAAATTATTACTTATCCCAAAAAATTATTTACCCATTAATTTTAAAGACAAAATGATTCAATCACTCAAAAATTTCAAAAACCATAAACTAAACTCTAATAATATACTCCTCGACATTTATCATATTTCTTTATGTGCAAGCATTTACGATCAAAGAAGACGTTTATTGTATAAAAATGTTTTCCCAATTTTTAATGATAACCAATTAATCTTAGAAAACATACAAAATAATTATCTACAAAAAATCATAAATAATAAATTATTATGCAAATACTCCATCCATTCCGAAATACATGATATTGTTGGCGAAATTGATCTCATTGATCTCACGCAAAAAAAAATTATTGACTACAAAACCTCACTACAAAAAAATATTGACATAAAATGGATACTCCAACTTCTAACCTATTTTTCTCTCCTTAAATTAAAAAAAAAAAAAATTTCCTTTACATCCATTGAAATTTATAACCCTCTCCAAGGTTATCTTTATAATATTGATCTTACAAACTGGAATAAACACAACGAACTTCTTGATTATCTTTCACATATTCGTAACTTAAAACAAAAATAAATTATTTCTATATTTCGTAATAATTCTCAAAAAATAAACTACTAACACTTCTTATTAACATTACCAAAAAATCATTTTTCCCAATTAAATTACCATCATACATTAACTCCAAATATCTAACTTCCATAAAAAAATATTTTAAATTACATTTAATAATTATATATAACAATAATGGTATCAATTCCGTTAACCCAATCATTTTATTCTTTTTTAAAAAATATTCTCTACTAATATTTTCGTAAATTTCTTCGAAAATTAATAATTTTTCAATATCATTATTACTTTTTAATAATTTATCCATAATTTTCTTATATTCATCCAAATCTAAATCTAAACATATTGAATCCAAATTACTTATTATATCTATTTCACTAATATCCTTATTTTTATATTCATCCATTTTATTTATGAAATATTCCTCCTCCTTCTTAAATGAAAATTTTAAAACTGACCCAACATAAGAATCAATATCTTCAAATAAATATTTCTTTATAAAAGTTTTGCAAATAAATATTTTTTTATTATTCTCATCCTCTTTATCAAATTTTTCTTTCAAATTATATATATCTAAGACATCATAATATCTATATTCAACATTTTTTAAATATATTTTCCTAAATACTAAACACAATATTTCTAATATTTCATTACTATCTCTAATTATCTCTGCAGATCTATTAGGAATATTTCTATATTTATCCAAAAATAAATCCAATAAATCACAATAAATCTCTTTAAATGGATGCTCATATGTATCCATTAATTTTTTAAATATATCACTCAAATCTTCTTTATTTAATATTTTATTTATCATTATAGTATCTATTTCTCTAATTTCTTTACTCAGATTTTTGTTATCATATGAAAAATTATCATCGTAATATTTATATAAATCATTATTGAAATTATATTGATTAATCATCTTTTTTCCACCAATATAACCTATTGTACCTCCCATCAAACAACCTATTGATTTAAATACGCTTACACCTATTGAAGTTACAATCATGCTTCCTCCTATATAAGAACTTAAAGGTAATGATAGTATCACTCCTAATCCAACACTTAAATATTTCCAATTATCAACTATCATTTTATCTATATTATTCATCCTTGATTTCTTTAATTACATTTAGATAATTTTAATTTATAAAATTTAAAAAGGATTCACACATTTTAATAGTTTTAATATAAATCTAAAAATTATATTTGGATTCATATTCTTATCTTCACCAATTAATGTCAAATTTAAATTACTCATTATTTTATTTAACCATCTATTATCATTCAATAATAAATCCTCTATAAAACAATCTGTATGTCCACCACCATTTACTATTTCACATTTTACATTCATTCCTAATTCTTTTAATTTATTACTAAATTTTATACTCGATTCTAATGGTACAGTTTTATCACTATCACCATGTATCAATATTAAACGATTCTCCTCCTTAAAATTCATTTTATTTTTTAATAAATAATATGGCGAATATTTTTTATAATCACTCTCGAAAATTTCATCCAAAACCAAAAAAGGAAATCCTAATTTATAAAAAAAATCACTTATTTCCAAAATATTATAAGGTCCCGATATTCCTACAAAATTATCTATTATCTTCTTATCTTTTAATATACTCTCTAAATAATAATATGCACCCAAATGTGCTCCTGCCGAATGTCCTAATAAAATTAATTTTTCCATATTAGCATTATAATCTTTTATATTCTTACTAATCCATTCGATCCCACTTCTTATATCATGCAAAATCTCACTAATACTACATTGAGGATAATTACGATAATCAGGTGTTATACAAATATATCCCTCGTTAATTAATTTCTTAATCATTATATTCGACCAACATTTATAACCCAAAATCCATCCTCCACCAGATATAAATATAATTACTTCCTTTTTTATTTTTTTTCCTTCATCCGGTAAATAAATATCCAATTTATTTCTAATATTTTCACCATATTTAACATTCTTTATTATTTTTTTCGAATAATAATACCATTTTATATAATCAAAATATAAAGGAAGTAATAATAAAGCAAAACTACAAAATCTAATACAAAAAATTAATATATCAATTAAATACATTATAAATATTATCTATACTCAAATTTTATAAACCACCAACATTTTAAAAATAATCTATTTTTCTATATATTTGTTTTTATTTATTCAATTAATTAAAAAAAAAAATTATGAATATAAAATATGCTTAATGATTAAATGGATTATTATCAAATATTAGGTATCCCACAAAATTCTTCCCAATCAGATATACGATCTAAATTTAAAAATTTAGCTCTTAAATACCATCCTGATAGAAATTCAAAAAAAAAAAATAAAAATCATGAAATAATCTTTAAAAATATTTCATCTGCATATCAAGTTCTATCTGATCCAAAAAAAAGATTAGAATATGATAAATCCATTCTTAAAAATAAATATGAAAATAATAGCAAAAATAATCATTTCAAATCATATTCACACCCTCTCCAATTTTACTTTACACAAAATAAACATCAATTGAATATGACATTTTCTAATCTTCCATTTTCAAACCCCCAATATTCACAACCATCACACAATTTTGATCAACAATTTTATCAAAATATATTTTCAAAAACAAATTTTAATCATCTTCCTAATCAAAAATCAACATCTTATTTTTCAAAACCCAATACTAATAATTTCAACTTTAATAATCATAACATTCAAACTAATACAAAAAAAAAAAAAAATAATAATTCACCAACTATTCAAAATCCTACCGATGTTCGAGAATATCAAAAATTCTTTGATCAACATCCATATTTTAAATCCTCAAATGAAGAATTACATCAAAACCAATCAGTCATGGGAAAAAGTTCCTATGAATCCAATTCCGATCAAACCCGATTTGTAAACAATCAAAAAATTAGAGAAGTCATCGTCTCAAAAGATGATATTTCTAATACTTCTATATACATTGATGATATTCTTAATAAAGAAATTTACGAACAAAAAAAAAAAAAAAAAAAAA